GGTTCGCGAGCTGGCGGACTTCATCGAAGCCGTCGGCTTCAATAACCCCCTAGGCGTCAACAGCAACGGCAACCTCCTGAAGGGGCATCGCAGCCTGCGGGCGGCCAAGCTACTGGGCTTTAGGAAAGTGCCGGTCGTCGTCCTGGATCACATGACCCAGGAGCAGCGACGGGTCTATGCGCTGGGCGACAACCAGATTGCGCTGACATCGCCGTTCGACACCGATCTGCTGCGCGAGGAGCTGCTGGATCTCCGCAACCTTGGGATCGAGTGGGACCTGATGGGGTTTGGTGCCGAGACGATCAACGGACTGTTTACCATGCCGGAGACTGCGGCCGATCCAGAGCCGGAGCCCGAGGACGAACCGGAACCGGAGCGGGGACAGCCGCTGGCCATCGTGCTGCAGCCCGATGAGCTACGTCGCTGGCGGGGTGTCAAACGAGCGCTAGGGCTCAGCCTCGACCGTGCCGCGCTGCTGCGCCTGGTGGATCGCTTCCTGGAGCAGTCCGATGGCTGACGGGATTCGAGCCCTGAAAGGCGAGCTTCTCTGGCGGCCAGAGCCGCTTGAGCTCTCGATGAACTGGTGTGGGTTTGATTGCTCTTATTGCTACGCCAACGCACGCAAGCCTAACCGTGTAGTTGATCTGCCGCAGATTATGGGCCTGTTGACCAACTTTCGAGAGCGTGAAACGCGGGAAGCGAAGCTACTGCAAATGGGCTATCCGGTTATTGCAAGCAATCACGTTGATGTATTCGCAGGAACAAATGCCGAACAGTTTGAGCCGATATGGGAAGTTTGTGTAGCGCAAGACGTCCCTATTGTTTGGCAGACAAGGGGAGCGCATAAGCCGCAGCGCAAGATCCTGGACAGGGTTATCAAGGAAACACCGCGTAGCATTTGGTACATCTCCATTCCGATGTGGGACGATGAGATTAGAAAGAGGATCGAACCCAAGGCGCCACCTATTGGCTATCGACTGGAGTTGATTCAGCAACTTGTAGAAGCGGGGCACCCTGTTGTGGTTGGCATCAATCCCGTGTGTGTTGATTGGCTACCAGATTATGAGCCATTGATAAATAGGATTAAAGAGCTTGGCGTGTTTGGCGTTATGTTTAGTAAGTTGTACTTTGGGCGAACATTTGGTGAATCATTAACCCAAGAAAAGGTAGACAGAATAACGCCTAAGCTTATTGATAGGGCGGGATGTAATGGCAGTAAAATTGATCATGCCCACATTATTGCTGCCATGGAATACGCGGAAGCCGCAGGACTTGCAACGTATTACCACGCCTCAGATAGACCATCGACAGTGTACGACCGGTGGGAGCAAGTCTATGGTAAGACAATGCCAATGGTGCAACAGTTAATCAACGCTGCTCACCAATGGCATGCAAATGAACAGGAGGATTACATTACAATTCAAAAGCACGAGGCTATATCCGCTATGTCAGAACTACCGGCCGGTTTTAATTATGGTCCATTCTTTCATTCTGATGTAAAGCAGTTCAGGATAATGGCGGGATTGCCCGCTGACGCTTCGCTGCCTAAGTTGAATGCCGAACAGTTTTGGGATTTCCTATGGAACTCTGAATACTTCTCCGCCAAGATGGGGCCATTAAGCTGTATGTGTTTCGCCTACGCATCGGTGAAGTCCGGCGAGGATATTACGCCAATCTATGACGGGGAAGACAAAGTAATGGTTTACCGTCCTGGCGGCTTTAAGCATCGCTACGCTCACACTCCCGACCTGGCGGAATGATTGCCTATACTGAAGTGGAGTACGGTCTCTTTTCATGGCCTATTACTTTGGCAGCGTCAACCCTGGAAAAGGCGGCGGCAGCGCTTTCCAGCGCGGCAAGGGCGGCCGGCTTAAAGATAGTACCCAGGGTCGAGAAGCTCGCGCTGCGTTTCGCAATCGCCAGTCAAATCAGCGGGCTGATCGCAGGTCTGAGCGCATGGGTGGCGGCAGGGCATGAGGCTAACGCCTGGGGGTTTGCGTGAACCTCCAGGCCTACGCCAACCACCGCAAGGCCCATGGCCTGATTGGCCAAACGCGCGTCAGTGTCCTGCGGGCAATCAACTCTGGGCGCCTAGAGGAGCCGGCTGTCAGGCGTGAGGGTAGGGGATGGGTGATCAATCCCGCTCTAGCGGATGAGCAATGGGCCACCAGGAGCGGCACGACGGTCAACAGCCCAAGGCCCCCTGCTGCAGTGGTCAGTTCGCCGAGGCGGCAGACATCTACCGCTCCGCATCCTCCCGCACCTGGCGGCCCCAGCTACGCGGAAGCGCGACGCGCCAGGGAGGTCTACCGGGCTGAACGAGAGCGGCTTGAGTTGATGAAGGAGAAAGCTGAGCTAGTGCTAGCTGCTGACGTGAGACAGGAAGCATCGCGCTTGGCGCGGCAAGTGCGCGATCTGCTGCTGATCATTCCCAACAGATTGGCAGCCAAGCTTGCCGGGATGACAGATCAAGATCAGGTTAGATCAGAGCTTCAGGGTGAGATTGAATCAGCGCTACGAGGGCTAGCCGATGCCTGAAGCTGCATTTCTCTACAAGCAAGCCTTTGTCAAAGCGCTACAGCCGCCGCTCAACCTGACAGTCAGCGAGTGGGCAGATAGGGAGCGAATTCTTACGCGGCGATCAACATCAGAACCGGGCTTATGGCGAACCGATCGCGTTCCGTTCCTGAAGGAACCGATGGATTTGCTTAGTCCTAGGGAGCGAAAAATAAAGCGGGTTGTGCTTATCTTTGGCTCGCAGTCTGGGGCAAAAACCGAGTGTGGCCTCAACTGGCTAGGTCGAACGATCGCCATGGATCCCGCGCCGTTCTTGGTGATGTTTCCTACGGAAGCATTCGCTAAACGTCAGATCAGGCAACGACTTACACCATTGTTCAAAGATACTCCAGCTGTAGCCGCTAAGGCGATAAGCAGTAAATCGCGCGATGCTGCTAACGCTATGTTCCTGAAGGAGTTTGAGGGCGATATGCTGCTGAGCATTATCGGCGGCAACAGTGGCAGCGCAGCCCAGGGTATGCCGGCTCAGTATCTATGGGCTGATGAAGTTTCATCACTGCCGCTAGAGATTGATGACAAGGGCGATCCCTTGGAGAATGCTGAGGCTCGTCTCACCAACTTTCCAGATCGCAAAACCCTGCTCACCAGTACACCGGGAACTCGGGGCGCCTGCCGCATTACCGCAGAGTTCGAAACTCGCAGCGATCGCCGCCGCTACCGTGCGTTGATGCCATGTTGCGAATCACTGGAGGTGTTGCGCTGGGAGCACTTCGTATGGGACCGTCCCGATGGTGATGTGTGGTGTCAGTGCCCAGCGTGCAATGAGCGAGTCGCCCAACACCACAAGGCGACCATGCTGGCGGGCGGAGAATGGAAGGCGACCGCCAAGGGCGATGGCGAGACCGCGGGGTTTCATTTGCCTGGCTGGTATGCGCCCTACGGGTGGTTGATGTGGGAGAAGATCCGGGACGAGTTTCTGAGGGCTAAAACGGACCACCTTCTCCTGAAGGGCTGGGTGAACAAGCGGGCCGCCGAGGCCTGGGAGGATGCCCTGGAGAATCTGTTCAATGCCGAGGGCCTGGCCAAGCGCCGACAGGACACAGCAGCCGGCAACGGCTACCCGGCTGGCAGCGTGCCAGATGGCGTGCTGGTGATCACCGCAGGCGTTGACGTGCAGGGCGGCGGCGGCTCGATCGGTGAGCGCATCGTGGTGACTCTCTGGGGCTGGGGCCGCGGCGAGGAGGGCTGGCACCTTGGCCACTGGGAGATTCATGGCGATCCTCAGGGCGATGAGGTCTGGGACCAGCTTGACCGGATCGCTGACACAACCTGGACGCGGAACGACGGCACTCAGCTGGCGATCATCCAGGGGGCCATTGACGATGGCGGTAACGCAACCCACCGCGTCCGCGACTACTGCCGTACTCGCGGGAAATGGGTGCCGGTCAAGGGCGGCAGCCAGAGCGGCAAGGCCATCATCGGCAAGGGCCAGGCCGTAGACATCAACCGCAAAAATCAGGCGATCCAGCGGCATTCGGTGCTGCTGTATCCGATCGGCACCGACACCAGCATGGCGCACCTGCAGGGCCGCCTGCGGAGCGACACACCGGGTCCGGGATACCTGCACCTGGGCGAGGCCTCAACTGATCAGTTTCTGGCGGAGCTCTTCCCGTGGAAGCGTCGGCCTAGAATGGTGAAAGGGTTTACCCAGTACGAATGGTTCCTTCCGCAGGGCGAGCATGACGAGGGTGGCGACTGCACACGCTACGCCTACGCGGCACTGCAGCTGGTGGCCCGGCGATACAACCGGGCGACAATGTGGGATCAACTGGAGGCGCAGCTGAAGGGGCCGGTGCAGACGACACAGGTACAGCGACGCAGATCCACCTACCTAACTCAGTAGCCTGTCACCATGGCATACACGCAAGCCCAGCTAGACGACCTACGCGCCGCGATTGCCGAGGGTGTGACTAGCGTCTCTGCCAACGGTCGGAC